ATACGTGTCAGCAGCGGTTGCAGTTTCGGGGACCACATCAACAATGCGAATAGGCAGGGTGTTGGTAGTAGCGGTGGTGCTGGAGATAGCCTGAGCGGAATCACCAGTGGTAGCGCTGCCTGCGTTCAGGATCACAGAAGTGTTCTGACCAACAGCGGTACGGCCCAAAGAAGCCATGGTAGTGCCCGAAGACACAACAGCTACTTTAAACAGAACCGTGGGGTCATCGACCACAACAGCTTGCACGCTGGTCACGCCAGAGGCGGGAGCGTACTGAGCTTGAACGAGCTGGCCAGACGAATTGACGTACTGAACGCCAACGCACACGCCCAGAGCTTGGGGGACCGAACTACCGCTAGCGGCAACTTGGCAAGTACCGGCAGAAGTGAGCTCGACGAGATCGCCATCATACACAGCGCCAGAAGCAACTGGCACGAGACGAGTAGACCCTGCATACGGATTGCCGCCAATACGATTGACAGGCTGGAAGCCGTAAGGGGCCGAAACGGTGGGATAAGCCATGTTTGGACTCCAAAAAAAGTTTAGTTACCTTTACCGAAGGAAACAGTCGATTTGCGCTCCTTGAACAGAGGCATACGAGAGTCACCTTCACGCATGAAGCTGTTGTCTACGGATTGGATTTGCGCTTCGGTTTGATTGCCGTAATAAGCGGTCCTCTGTTCCACAAACTCAGCTGGAATTTTGCAAAGCAAAAGGCCACCAACGATCACCGCGTCTGGGAACCGAGCATCGGCCTCACCAAACAAACGGATTTCAGGGTGGTCAGAAGCCTTAACGGGTTCCCAACCCTCGCGGAGTTTTGCTGAAATATTACGTGGATCAGCTTGGTTAGCCATACTGACGCGCACCCAACGGAATTTATAACCCGGCTCCGGAGTGGGATCGGGTAGCAGTTGTGCGGGCGCCCACGCCTTTGGTCGTTCAGCGGTTGCTCGCTGGTCAAGGGCTCGGGGCTTACGATTATCCATAGTCTGTTCCATGTTTATTTCCTCATTTCTTCCGCAACCTTACGAGCATAGAGTTCCAGTGGAACACCCAGCCGCTTGGCGATTTCGACCTGCGATTTGGTAAGTACGACTTTTCTAGGCGCAGTACTCCTTGTTGCCGGTGCGACAACGTTTGATTTCTTCGGAGAGGGTGACGCACTCTCCGGTTTCTCAGACTCAAACACATCCGAAAAACGATCTCGCATTTCAGCGTTAACACGTTTATAGTATTCATCGCTGCCTGCGGAAACACCCTCAGCTACTAAATCCTCATGAACTCCAAGAGCGTACGCAGTCATACGCTTATTGGAACCAAACCACGGATTGTCGTCCTGCCATGCGCGTAGTTTGGGATCAACTTGAGGCTCAGGAGCCGCTTGTTGGGGTGTTTGTACCTCAGTTTTATGTGTTTGTAAAGGGGCGGGCTTATAATTATTTACCCGCTCGGACTTCATTTTAATTGAGGTGAGCTTTTCTTGAGCCTCAACAAGGGCATCTGCATCCCCAGCTTCGTAGGCTTCTTTGTAGCTACGCTTAGCTTGTTCAAGCTCATTTGCAACTACTTTTTTAGCCTGCTCAATAAGTGCGTTCTGGCCTTGCGACAAAGAGCCTTTGAGTTTTTTGTTCTCTTCAACTAATTGCTGCGCAATCCGTAAAGCCTCATCTTTCTCGCGCTGCGCAACTTCTTTTGCACGGCGCTCGTCGTGATACCCCTTAGTAAAGTGCTTAATCCGTTTTTGTACGCTTTCATCGTACTTAGATAGCTCTTCGTCAGTTACCTCCTTGGGAGGCTCAGACATGGGTGTCCGACCGCGATCTTCTTCAGGCGTATCGTCAACTATCTCAATTTCCGTCTCAGCTTTGACCGGTACCTCTTTTTCAGGTGTTACTACGGCGCCGCCCTTACGGGGGTTTTTGTCTTCCTGCTCGTCAGGAAAAGTAAATTCAACTTGATCCATTGCCATGATGAAACTCCTTATGCTGCGCGGCTAATACCGCGTGGGTCTTGGACTACGGCCTCGACAGAATCATCGTTAATTAAACGAAACTCTTTGCCGTGGATTTTGATGCGGGTTCCTGTATTAGGACGCACCAAAATAAAGTCACCAACCTTGCAGCTCGGGCCGCTAGGGAACCGCTTTTCATCACGGTAAGCGTCAGGCCCCATCTTGACGACGAACAGAACGGGCGACAACACTTCTTCAAAGTGCATAGTCTGGCTGGATTTAATCAGACCGGACTCGCCGTACTCTTCATCAATCTCCGGGAGAACGCACAGGAGGTGATATGTGGATGGGTCAGGAATCTGTTTGGCTTTTTCCTCAGCTGGTTTATTGAGGATGCCAGACAAATCCACTGCCTGAACGTTGAAATCAGTCATCTTCGTACTCTTTCACTTTGCGCAGGAGGTCGTTGATTTCTCGCTGTGCGGTCAACAGACCCCGGATAACCCCGCACATGTTTTGGTACTCGGCGTAGTCTTTAGCTGCACCGGTTCCCAAATTTTCTTGGATGACTTTGATTTCCTCGTCGTATTTTTTATTTAAATACTCAAGGGCTTGTCTGTCCATTAGTTACCACCGCCTTTCGGTTTGTTAGCGTTAGCAATAGCCCGCTGCGCTGCCATCTCAGCATGTCGCAGTTTCTGGCCATGCACCTGCCCACCGTGAGCCATCTTCTGCTGGTGAGCCTGTTGTTGCTGCATAGCTTGCTGCTGCTGGGCTTGTTGAGCCGCCTGCAACTCCGCTTGCTTAGCCGCCACTTCCAGTGCGTGAAGTTCTTGCGCCTGCGTAATCTCCTGCTGAATCCGCGCCATCGCAATGTTGGGGTCTTCACCACTCCGAGAGGCCGTCTCTCTCGCTTTGAGCGCCAACTCCTCCGCCTTGAGCTGCAAGTCGCCTTTGACTTTGAGCGCTTTAGTCTCAGCGTCCTTGGCCTTGATCTGCAACTCTTGCATCTGCATCTGGATAACTGGGTCTTGCGCCTGCTGCTGAGCCTGCTGCTGCATCGCTTGGCCTTTACTCTGAGCGAGCACCTGCTGAGCTGCCTGCGCCGTCATACGTGAGAGCATGACCTCGGCTTCCTTGGGCATCTCTTCGTTCGGTGGGGGCAGGGGTACACCAAGCTGCTCTTCGACTTTCTTGCGATACGCAAACGCCAAATGCTCGGAAATGTGAGCCTGAATCTCCGACATCATCTTCTGAGCCTGTGGGTTCTGGCCGATCTGGGCCATGATGAGTGGGTCTCGCATCAAAGCGGTATGTACCGCAATGTGCGCATCATGATCCTGATAGATAAACGCCTTGGTGGGTTTGCCATTTAGGAACGCCATATTCTCCGAGACCGGATCGCGCGGGGTCATGTCGTCCTCGATCGGCACCAGCTTCTGAGCGTTCTTGATACCCAGCACCTCAAGCATCTGACGGTGCAGCTGCGGCAGGTCATAAATCTGCGGGGCGCCTTGGGCCAACTGAATCGCAGCTTGGTACTGCATGATGCGCTGAGCCATCGTTGCGCTGTTGGGGTCCGACACGGGGATAACCTCCACCATGTCGTAGTCTTCGCGCTTAGCCCGACGGTCACCACCTTGAGGCTCGTAGTCGTACTCAGACGGGGTGTTATCACGGATGATCTCTTTGAGGAGCTTGAACTCCTGCTTCATCGAGAAGTGAACCCGCGCCTGAACCGCGCTCATGGTCTTGAGCTGGCGCTCCAGAATAGCCAACGTAGTACCTACTGGGGCATTGGCCGACATGTCGCTAATTTTCATATCAGCGATCGACCCCAGACGCCGAGCTTCATCTGTGATGCGGTCAAGTAACGCCGCCAAAACTTGACTTGGCTCTTTATACGGCAGCGGCATAATGTTGTCGCGCACCGATCCGCTCGGTACATCAACATCTCGGAACTCACCCGGAGCAATGGGAGTGTCGTCGCCTTTGATCCGCAGGCCCCGAGACTTCAGGCCCCCGGGAAGATTGCTAAGAGTACCGGCATCAACCAGCTGCCTGATGAGAGAAGTGCCAGCACGAGCGTAACCACCAATAATGTGGATAAAGCCGAAGCCATAGGCCCCAAAACCCGGCACATAGCAGTAATCAACGAAGTGCTGGCGCTTGAGATGAAGCTCATCACCTTCTGTCCAGTTGCGACGAATTGCGAGTACTTTGTTTGTGCCACGGTCGATTGTGATGATATAGGGTAGGGCGATACCGTCCTCGCTCTCAAAGCCCGGCAAGTCGTAGTCAACTTGGGTCTCAAAGAACTGATAGCGGTTGTCATCTGTTAGGGAATACCCTTGGTCTTTAGCTTTTTGTTCCTCGATGTCGGTATGGAATGACTGCGGCTCACCAAGCTCAACATCGCGGTAAAACTCAGCAACCTGTAGCTTTTTAACATCATTCTTTGTCTTGCGCATCACATGCGTAACGCGCTCCGCTGTACGGGCGTTTGCCGCACCGTAGGGGATAATGACATCTTCAGCCGGAATAAAGATCGCTACCTGCCGACCCAGACTCGGGTCAAAGTAGACTTTCTTGAACGCGCTACCGGCCAACCCAAGGTTAAACAACATGCGCTCGTGCTCAGGGCGATACTCAGGCATCTCCTCTGTGAGCTTGTAGTTCATGTCCTCACGCACGCGGGAAGCGGCGTCTTCCTTTAGCTTGTCGATCGCACCGATGATCTCGGTCTTGACCGGGCCTGCTGCCGGGAATGTCTCGATGATAGTCTCAGACTGGAACCTGATGGCTGCCTCAGTCAGCAACGTCGAGTACACACCGCACGCACCGTCCCACGGTTCAGTGCGCTCCTCGTACTTCATACCAAGGACTTCCAAGCCTCGGACATACATCTCTACCCAGTCTTTGCGTGACGCGATGTCCGCTTCCACGTCCGCTACGATGTCGCCAGCAATCTTCTGCAGATCGCCCTCGTCCATGTAATCCGCTAAGTTAGCATCGAACGGAATATCTCCGTTCTCACTACCGGGCATCAGGTCGATCTCTACACCGTCGACACCAATCTTCACATCTTCTGGGTCTTTAATCTCAATCTCGATCGCAGGGGCGTCGCCGTTGAGGACTTCTACATCATCAAGCTCCGAGTCTAGCCCGAGGGGGGCGCCGCCGATTCCGGGTACCATGTCCATA